GATTACAGGTATTCCTACGGTTTTAGGTATGGGTTATACAGGCATTACCCAGTTTAATAAGTGGAAAGATGCCGCAGAAGACTATGACAACGTATCAGCAGCTGCCTACCATTCAAAACGAAAAGTCGGTGAATTAGAAGAGAAATTACAGGAACAACGTGAGGTTGTTCTTAAGTTGCAAGAGCGTCTAGGTGAAGCTGTTATGGCAGCTAGAGAAGCTAAGATTGTTTCAGAGTCTAACCAAAAAGAACTACGCGCCGGTTTAGCAGCACAAAAGGTTGAATTAGAAGTAACTGCTAACTCTCTTAAGTCTGAGATGAATACCGTTAAGCGCGCAACAACTAATAGATTGGGTCAATAATGTTTTCACTTTTATCTACACTAGGCGGTTTATTAATATCAGGCCTACCAAAGTTATTAGACTTTTTCCAAGACAAAGCTGATAAGAAGCATGAGCTAGAACTAGCTCGTATGCAAACTGAGCGTGAACTTCAGATGATGAAGGAAGGCTTTGCTGCTCAGGCTAAGGTTGAAGAGATTAAGTCAGACCAAATTTCTATGCAAGCCGACATGGAAATGACAAAAGCAGCTTATGAACATGATGCTAAGATTTTAGCAAAAGCCGCACCTTGGGCCTCTACCTTTGTAGGTACTGTTCGCCCTATGGTTACTTACTTGTTCGTAGCCGAGCTATTTGTTATTAACGTTGGTATTGGCATTTATGTGTTTATGCACCCAGGCATTATTAACAATATTGATGATTTACTAAGAATTTCTGACGAGATTTTTAGCGATGATGAGATGGCTATGTTAGGTGCAATTATTGGTTTCTGGTTTGGTTCAAGAGGCTGGTCCAAGAAGTGATTAGCGATAAAGGGCTAAAGATGATTAAGCATCATGAGGGGCTTCGGCAGAAGCCATACCTCTGTGCAGCCCATATGTGGACGATTGGCGTGGGTCATGTTCTATATCCTGAGCAAGTTAAATTACCAGTAGTGCGTAAAGAAGGCTATGAAGGCATGCTTCGTAAGGACTTCCCGCTAAAACCTGAAGATAACCGCACCTGGTCTATGGAAGAAATAGATGACATTCTTAAACGCGATTTGGTCTTTTTTGAGCGAGGGGTTCAACGATTCTGTCCTGTTGAGCTTACTCCTGGTATGTTGGATGCTTTGGTCAGCTTTTCTTTTAATGCAGGCTTGGGAACGCTACAAAGGTCAACTCTAAGACAAAAGCTATTAAGAGGCGATAAAGAAGGTGCAGCCGACGGGTTCTTGCTGTACACGATAGGCGGTGGTAAAGTACTGAAAGGCTTGGTTAATCGCCGAAATGACGAGCGAGCCTTATTCTTATCTTAGGGTAAACGCATATGCCATTTCAAAAGCTACAATTTAAACCCGGCGTAAACCGAGACCAAACTAACTACACAAACGAGGGTGGTTGGTACGAGTGCGACAAAATACGTTTTCGTTCAGGAATGCCTGAAAAGATTGGTGGTTGGTTACTTGCTACGCCAGAATATATGCTTGGTGTATGTCGCCAGCTTTTTGGCTGGATTACTTCGTATAACGACAACTTATTAGCCTGCGGCACTAACAAGAAAGCTTACATTGAGGTTGGTGGTTATTATTATGACATTACGCCATTAAGAGAAGCTGACCCAACATTTACTACACCTGATACAGATAACTGCTTTACTACTACAAACGGGTCTAGTGTTGTTACTGTAACGATTACAGGGTGCGCTGCCGAAGAAGGTAACTTTGTAGATTTTACTGGTACTAATGCTATTGGTACTATTACCGCTACTTTATTGAATACAACCCACGAAATCCAAACAGTTATTAACGCTGACGCATTTACTATTGACGTAGGCACAGCGGCTAATACAACTGGTTCAGGTGGTGGTACAACTATTAATGCTTCTTTTGAAATAGATACTGGCTACCCAATCGCTACTCTTGGCTATGGCTGGGGTACTGGCACATGGGGGGGTTCTCAAGGTTGGGGCTTAGCTGGTTCTACGCCTGTAGACTTACCACAACAAGATTGGTGGTTTGACCAATTTAGTAATGATTTGGTGATGAACGTGCGTAATGGCGCTATTTATTATTGGCAGCGTGGTACCGACCCAACACCTGGTGTAGCGTTAGCTACTAGGGCTACTTTGCTTTCTAGTACAACTATTGACGGTGTTGCACCAGCAGATGTACCTGATGCTGCTATGCAAGTTCTTGTATCTCAAAACGATAAGCACCTTTTAGCTTTCGGGTGCCAACCGTATGCTGGAGCTGCCGGTGATTTTGACCCGTTGTTAATTCGCTGGGCAACCCAAGACCAACCAAACATATGGACTCCTCTACAGACTAACTCAGCTGGTTTTTTGCGGGTCTCTCGTGGGTCTAAAATATTACGTGCGATTGCAACTCGCCAAGAGATTCTTGTATTTACTGAATCAACACTTAATTCTTTGCAGTTTACCGGCACTACAGACGTATTCTCACTACAAGAGATTGGTGATAACTTATCGTTTATTGGCCCTCGTTGTGCCACAGTGGTTAACAATATGACATTCTGGATGGGGCATGATAAGTTCTATGTCTATTCTGGCCGTGTAGAAACACTACCTTGCACACTACGTGACCACGTGTTTAATAACATTAATTTTGACCAGTCAGACCAAGTTATTTGCGGAACAAACGAGGGCTGGAACGAAGTATGGTGGATGTATCCAACTGCTGATTCAAACTATAACAACGCTTATGTTATCTATAATCACTTAGAACGTATTTGGTATTACGGTTCTATTGAGCGTAGCGCCTGGCTAGATAGTCCGCTACGTGAGTTCCCGCAAGCTGTGTATGCAAATACATCTACAGAAATAAGCTATCTATACAACCATGAATACGGCACAAATGATGGTACGTTGCCGATGACTGCTTACATTCAGTCTTCTGATTTTGACTTGATGGATGGCGACCAGTTTATGCTTACGCGTCGTATGATTCCGGATATTAACTTTGCTGGGTCAACTGCGGCTAACCCTGAAGCTACATTCAGTATTAAACCTCGTAACTTCCCAGGCGCGGCATATCAAACTAATGCAAGTAATGCGCAACGTGTAATCCAGACTACAGTAAACCAATTTACTAATGAAGTATTTATGCGTGCACGTGCACGTCAGGTAGGTATAAAGGTTCAGTCTACCGGCTTAGATACTCAATGGCAATTAGGTAGTCCACGTCTAGATATGCGCCCAGACGGTAAGAGATAATGGCATTAGAGAAAAAGTTCGTTGCTCCGGCTTTATCTACAGCACCGCCAAACTATGACATGCGTCGTGAAGACCAGTTGGTTTATCAATTACGTCTTTACTTTAATTTACTAGATAATTTATTAGCCCAGGTAGTTGGGGAGATTAACGATATGCAAGTACCTTTTACTGTTCAAGTAGCCCAAGGTTTGGTTCCTGGCTATAGTTCTTTTTCTGTTTTTGGGTATAACCCAGACTTAGACCAAGTTGAGGAAAGCGTATGGCCTGATGGTGGCACAGTACCTCATCCTACCTCTGCGTCTCAACTGACTATTGCTTCATCAAATGCGGCAGACGACGGTAGTCCAGCTGGTACAGGTGCAAGAACAGTTTATATTGAAGGCTTAGACGCAAGTTATAACGTAGTCAGCGAAACCGTAACGATGAATGGCACGACTGGTGTTACGACCACAAACTCTTATCTGTATGTTAATCAGTTTTATGTAGTTACAGTAGGTTCTGGCGGTGCTAATGCTGGCGAGATTACAGCTAAAGTAAGCACTACTTTATATGACATCATTGGTGTAGGTGAAAACCAACGTACTACTGGGCATTACTGCGTCCCCGCTGGTTACACTGCTTATCTAACTGTTGGCTTATTTAGTGCGGGTCAAGCTTCAGGTACTACAGCGGTTACAGGCTTTTTAAAGTCACATGGTACTGATGGAATTGTTAGGACAGTTGCCGTTACCACGCTAAATAATGGCGCCGCACAATACGACTTTGCTAATCCGATTCGTATACCAGAAAAGACTTGTATTGGGGCTTCAGCAATAGGTGCCGCAAACAACAATTCCGTGTCTTCAATGTTCAATATCCTACTAGTGCAAGACGGATATTAATGATAACATTCAACATAATTAACACAGCGGGGCAACTATGAGCCTACATACAGCAGCTAAATACCTACAAACTCACGGCAGAGGCCCTGACGATAAGCTCGTCCA